CAATCAATTTCATAAACCTCCCCAAAAAAGGTTAGAGGAATAATAAAAAATGGCAACACGAGGCCGCAAATCATCCGCGTCGTTAACGATAAAAATACCCGACATTGGCGTATCAAAACGACTGCCAGCACCGCCAACACTGAGCGATGCTGAAATGGCTGTGTGGGCTGAGGTCGTAAACGATCAGCCTGCAAGTGCATTCACGGCGACGCATGCGCCACTTCTTGAAATGTATTGCCGCCATGTGGTTAACAATCGAGTGATAGCGGATGAGATCCTTAATTTTGATCGAGCTTGGCTTGCTGACGATGACGGGTTAAGACGGTACGACAATCTATTGCGTATTGCCGAGCGAGAAAGCCGCGCAGCATCGTCACTAGCTACGCGATTAAGGATCACCCGGCAAGCAATAGACAAAACAGTTGCGGCAACCGCATTGAATCGAAATTCACAATTACAAAAACCTTGGCAAATGCTAACGCACGAAGAATATTGACGCGAGGCGACGTTAATATTCAATGGATCGAAACGCTTTGCAGAATCCCAGAAGGAAAATTCGTCGGGCATCCGGTCAAATTAACCAGTCAACAAAAAGATTGGATTAAGACGATATACGACACACCGACGCGCATGTTTATTTTGAGCATGGCGAGGAAAAACGCTAAAACGACATTTAGCGCATTTTTGCTTTTGTTGCATTTATGCGGGCCGGAAGCTAAAGCAAACAGTCAGTTATACAGTGCTGCGCAATCGCGTGAACAGGCATCGCTTTTATTTGCACTTGCGGCAAAAATGGTCAGGATGTCGCCGGAATTGAATCAGGCGGTTGCTGTTAGAGATACAGCAAAGCAACTTTATTGCGCCGATCTTGGTACTTTATACAAAGCATTGTCGGCGGAAGCTTCAACGGCTTACGGATTAAGCCCGGTTTTCACAGTTCACGATGAATTAGGGCAGGTTAAAGGCCCGCGCTCAGAGCTTTACGAGGCGCTTGAGACGGCTGGCGCTGCACAGGCAGAGCCGCTATCTATAATTATCAGCACGCAAGCACCGACCGATGCGGATTTGTTGTCGTTATTGATCGATGACGCACTTACCGGTGCGGACCCGAAATTAAAAGTTGTTTTGCATAGCGCGCCAATTGATTCGGAGCCATTTACTGAAGAATCAATACGATTAGCTAATCCTCACTTTGATGATTTTATGAATAAATCGGAAGTGATGAGGCAAGCCGATGAGGCGAAACGCATGCCTAGCCGCGAGTCGGCATTCAGAAATCTAATATTAAACCAGCGCGTCGAATCATCGAGCCCCTTCGTTTCGCGGCAAATATGGGCAAATAATGGCGACATGCCGCACGATATTGACGGCATGGAAGTCTACGGCGGTCTTGATTTGTCGAGCGTGTCGGATTTAACGGCATTAGTGCTTTTGTCGCCGCGTGATAATGGCTTTGATGTTATTCCGACTTTTTGGCTCCCGGCTAATGGATTGGCTGAAAAATCGAGAAATGACCGCGTGCCATACGATATTTGGGAAAACGAAGGTTTTTTGCAAACCACGCCAGGCGCATCGATAGAGTATGAGTACGTCGCACGGTATCTGCGGGACGTGTTTGATCGCTGCAACGTCAGGGCGATTGCTTTCGACCGGTACAACATGAAATTTTTAAAGCCGTGGCTTGAAAAGGCCGGATTTGCTGACGAAGAACTTGAGCGTTTTGTTGAATTTGGTCAGGGATTTGTCAGCATGTCTCCTGCGTTGCGCGAAACTGAATCGCTATTGCTTGGAAATAAATTGCGGCATGGAAAACATCCGGTGCTTACGATGTGCGCATCGAACGCGGTAACAATCACAGATTCAACAGGGAATCGCAAATTGGCAAAACAAAAATCATCCGGCCGCATTGACGGAATGGTCGCGCTGGCAATGGCTGTCGGCGTTATGCCTAACGCCACCGATTCTGCAAAATCATTCTGGGAGGCAGCTTGAAAGCATTTTTTTCCGATTTTCTGATTGCCGCCGGGATTGCTTTGGTTTCATACGGCGCTTTTATGATCTATGAGCCTTGTGGCTACATTGTGGGCGGTGCGCTGCTGCTTTGGGTCGGAATCTTATCAATTAGGAACAGGGCAGCTTAATGTCGTTATTTTCCGACGCTTTCGCCGTCAAATCGATCAATAACAGCCACGATCTCTTTACCGAGATTTACGGCGGGCGCAAAACGAAGCTCGGGAAAACTGTCGATATTAGAAATGCAATTGATGTTTCAACCGTTTTTGCTTGCTGTCGGGTAATCGGGCAAGGGCTGGCGCAAGTGCCATTGAAGCTCATGAAAGAATCGGCGGACGGAAAAACGCGATTACCAGCTAAAAAGCACCCGCTTTACAATAAATTGGCATTGAGGCCGAATCGCTGGCAGACAAGTTTTGAATATCGAGAACTATTAGCCTGGCATGTTTTACTGGCCGGGAATCATTTTAGCTTTATAAATCGCCAAGGCGGCAGAATTGTCGAGCTTTACCCGTTGCAACCGGGTCAGGTAGAAGTCAAATTCGAAAGCGGCACATTAATCTATAAAGTCACCGCAGACGATGGCACGAGCCGCGACTTTCCGGCAGATACGATCTGGCATGTGCGCGGGCCATCGATGAATGGTTGGTATGGTCTTGAATCTGTCAAACACGCGCGTGAATCTATCGGCTTGGCTTTAACGCTCGAAGAAACGGCCGGAACAATGACCGGGCGCGGTATCAACACATCGGGCGTTTATTCAGTCGATGGTACTTTGACGGCGGATCAGTACAAGGGTCTTGCGAAGTGGATCGATGAAAACATCGCCGGGCCGGAAAATTCCGGGAAAGCTTTAATTTTAGACAGATCGGCAAAGTGGACGCCGACGCAGATGAGCGGCGTGGATGCCCAGGCGTTAGAGCAAAGGCGCTTTCAGATCGAGGAAATCTGCCGTTTTGCTGGCGTTATGCCGATCATGGTCGGATATTCAGACAAAGCCGCGACTTATGCCAGCGCCGAACAAATGTTTCTGGCGCATTTAGTGCATACGATGGCACCGTGGTTCGAGCGCATAGAGCAGTCGATTAATATCAATTTATTGACAGAAAAAGAGCAAAACGAAGGTTATTATGCGAATTTTGTTGAGGAAGGAATGCTGCGAGGTTCCGCGATTGACACCAAAGAGACGCTTTTAGGCTACGTTAACGGCGGCATGATTACGCCGAATGAAGGGCGCGCGAAACTTGATTTGAACCCTGATACAGACCCAGCATCGGATAGGCTGCGGATACCTGCAAACATTGTCGGAACATTACCGGATGGGGAGACGAATGAACAATCTCAAGTCACTGAATAAAACAGACAGCGAATTAAGGGTCGGTAATTACATCATCCTTTTCGGCGGAGAGGATTTAAGCGGTGAGTTTTTCACCAAAAATACGGAAGTGAAAAGCGCGTACACGGATCTCGGGCTTTTATATGTAGATTTCGAGCATGGTTACGATTTTGAGGACACCGGGAACGATCAAAACAACGTTTTGGGCGTTGTTGATTGGAAAACGGCAAAGATTGACGATAAGGGAATCTTTGTTGAGCGTGTTTTAAGCCGCCGCTCCGATTATGTGCAATTTCTCGAAGAATTGATAGATTCGGGTGTAATTGGCACATCAAGCCAGGCAGTATCGGGGAAAACAGTCAAAAAAAGCAACGGAGAAATAATTGAATGGCCGTTGATGCGTGATTCGCTCACTGTTACACCGATGGAGCCAAGGATGATCGGGGAAAACGTCCTGACCGCTGCTAAATCTTTGGTCGAGCTGTTCCCGGGAAGTAAATCTCTGCGCGAATTCGCCGGATTGAAAGAGAAAGAGCAGCAGAAAAGCATCGATTTGATTACAGACTTAAAGAGCGCCGAGCGATACCTGAGAGAGTCAGGCTTATCGAAAAGCGCAGCGACCGCCTTTATGGCGAAAGTGCGAAGTTTTGGGCGGAGTGATTCTGCCGATGACATGCGCATATTGATCGATTCTTTGCGTAAAAACATAGAAAAGATCGCGTAGCAAAGAGACGAATAGACAAAAGCCCGCTTAGTGCGGGTTTTTTTTCGTCCAAAAAGCAGCAAAACAGCCAAAAGCCCGCCACGAGCGGGTTTTTTTTCGCCCACCTAACGCCGCGACGGCGCAGGAGAAAGCAAGATGAGTGAAATACTCGAAGTTAAAAGTTTGATTGAGAAGCAAGGCCAGGCATGGGAAGAATTTAAGAAAACCAACAACGATTTGATCGCAGCTAAAGCGGAAGGGAAGGCGGTCGCCGATCTGGAAGCCAAATTAGCGACAATCAGCGAATCGATGGACAAGTATGCGGATGATCGCAAATCCATTGAGGATTTTATGGCCAAAATGACCGCGCCGGGCGGTGGTAATCAGGAAGATAAGGATATCGTTGCTGAAGTGAAAAGCTTCAACACGATGATGCGGGCAGAGTATCAGGGCAAAGGCAAGGCCGCCCCGTCTGATTTTGACGTTCAGGGGTACAAGCACTACAAATCTGCATTCTTCAAACTGATGGGCGGAGTGACGCTTGATTCTTTGAATTCCGATGAGCGCAAAGCAATGTCGGCCGGCTCCGATCCTGACGGTGGCTATTTACTGCCACAGTCTACCGTCGGGCGCGTTGTTGCCAAGATTTACGAGCAATCAACCATGCGCCGCTTGGCGAACGTGCAAACGATCAGCACCGAAAAACTTGAAGGTCTGATCGACAATAACGAAGCCGATGCAGGATGGGTTTCTGAACTTGGATCGCGTAGCGACTCAAGCACACCTCAAGTCGGCAAGTACGAGATTGAAACGCACGAAATGTACTCAATGCCGAAAATCAGCCAAAAACTTATTGACGATGCCGCTACCGATGTCGAAGCGTGGCTTGCAAATAAGGTCGCTGACAAATTCGCGCGAGTGGAAGGCACTGCTTTCACGACCGGTAATGGTGCAGGCAAGCCGCGCGGGCTGTTCAGTTATACGACAGCCGCAACGGCAGACGATACCCGCGCTTGGGGCACGTTTGAGCATGTCAAGACCGGCACTAACGGCGACTTTAATAGCACCACTAAAGCAGATCCGTTATTTGATCTGATCGGTGCTTTCAAAGATCAGTATTTGCAAAATGCACAATGGCTAATGCGTCGTGAAGTTCGCACCAAATTGCGCAAACTGCGCGGCGCAACCAGCGACTTGTATTTGTGGGAACCATCGCTAGAAATGGGTCAGCCTGATCGTTTAAATGGCTACCCAGTAAACGTCGATCAATACGTGCCAACTCTTGCAACTGATTCGTTGTCGCTGGCTTTCGGTGATTTCCGCGAGGCTTTCACGATTATCGACAGAATCGGCATTCGTACTCTGAGAGATCCGTATACAGCCAAGCCTTATATAGTTTTCTACAGCACAAAACGCACCGGCTCCGGCGCGGTGAATTTCGAGGCCGTGAAATTCCTTAAATTCGCAGCTTAACCTTAAAAAACAGAACCGCCTTCGGGCGGTTTTTTATTTACCTAATGCCGTGAGGCACAGGAGAACAAATGAGAACGGATCTTTTTAATAGTATCGATTTAAAGCGCGGCATTTCACCGTATGACCACGGGACAGGTGATGCCGCCGTGGTTTCTCAGACTATCGACATGCAAGGGCAAGATGCATTGGTTTTTGCTATTGCAACCGGATCGCTGGCGGACGCTGACGCAACTTTCACCGTATTAGTTGAGGAAAGCGACGATTCGGGCATGTCTGGCGCGACGGCTGTTGCTGATGCTGACTTGCTTGGAACCGAGGCGCTTGCTGGCTTTACTTTTGCCGCAGACAACAAGTGCTTCAAAATTGGATACAAAGGCAGCAAGCGCTACGTGACTTGCACGATAACACCGGCCAACAATACCGGCGTTGCTTTGCTGTGCATTATTGCGATTACTGTACCGCAGATTCTGCCGCCAACTAATCCGCCAGCGTAATTGATGACATACGTTGTTTATTCTGCACCGGCCACCGAGCCGGTGAGTGTTGCTGAGGTTATGCAGCATTGCAGGATCGACGCGAGCAACCAGGAACCCGCACCGGGCGCGATCACGGTCGCGCTTGTGGCGGAATCCGGCAACGTCGATAACGGATCGCACAGATACCGGGTGACGTTTGTTACCGCCGACGGCGAAACGCAAGCGGGTGACATTTCGGCTGCCGTGACTGTTGCCAACAAAACCGCAAGCGGCAAAGTGCTGCTTTCATCGATCCCGATTGGCGGGTCTACGGTAACGTCCCGAAAAATTTATAGAACGGCTGCAAACGGCGCTGTTTATTATTTGCTGGCAACCATTGCCGACAATACGACAACGACATATACGGACAACGTTGCTGACGCATCGCTCGGGGCTTCGGCTCCAAGTGCTAATACAACCGGCGATCCGTTGTTGTCGATTTTAATCAAATCGGCGCGGCAATATGCAGAGCAATTGCTCGGTCGATATTTGGTTACTCAAACAATTGATCTTTATTTAGATGAATTCCCGGACTGGGAAATAAATCTTCGCCCTTTGCAATCGGTTTCAGCGATCACTTATGTGGATACCGCTGGCGCTACGCAAACATTGAGCGCGGCGGACTATATTGTTGATTCAACAGGTACACCGGCAAGAATAACGCCAGCTTACGGGGTTTCTTGGCCGTCGACACGCGATCAGGTAAACGCCGTTAAAGTGCGTTTTATCGCTGGATACGGGGCCGCGTCGGCTGTCCCGCAGTGTGTTAAAAATTGGATGCTGATGCGAATCAAAACACTGTATGAGACTCGGGATTCAGTCACATTTCAAAATGGAACCGCTGTTTTTCCTGAATCCTATGTCGACGGACTGTTAGACCCTGAACGCGCTTGGAGTAAATACTAATGACGACAACATGGCAAATTCCCGCCGATATGTGGCGCGGCGAAACTGTGGCGATCCTGGGCGCTGGCCCGGATATGACGGAAGAATTGGCGGCAACAGCCAAAGGGCATAAAACAATAGCCGTTAATCGTGCCATTAAATTTGCGCCGTTTGCTGATATGTTTGTAGCTCTTGATCCACACCACCCATTCTGGGAAGAAGCGGACAAGCTAGGATTTAAAGGCATGCGCGTGATCGGCGTTGAGCATGATGATTACGACGCGCTGTATCCAGGCATGATGTACGAGCGCGTGACGCTGCGCGGTGGAGAGGAAATCGAAGTACGAAACAACGCTCTTGCTGCGATCCGCGTCGCATTTATGGCGGGGGCGCGAAAGATAATTCTAATCGGATTCGACCCAGATCGATACGAAGAAATACACGCGCATACAGGCTTTCGTGGGCTTTCCGAGGGTCTAGAAAAGATCATCTCAGAAATCCGGGCGGCAGGGGTCGAGGTTGAACGAATAGACAGCGAGAAACAATACCCAGGGCAGCGTCCAGCGAAGCGATCTGAGCAGATTGACCCGGCAACATTTCCAGAACAAAAGCCGCGTAAAAAATGAATGTAGTGTTATCTCAGCGATGTCGCATTGAGCAAAAAACAACAACGCAGGACGTTGATTACGGAAACGATAACGTCGTATGGTCTTTGCTTGCGGTTGTTTGGTGCGAAGTTCAGGACGTATTACCAAGCCGCGCTGAGATGAAGAATGCCGAAATAGACTTGGCCAAGAATCCGGCAAGATGGCGCGCTCGGTATCGTACAGATATTGACTCATCGATGCGAATCATAATCGACGGCACTATTTATCAGATCATTTCCGGCCCGGCTGCTATCGATAATAAAAAATTTATTGAGTGCATGATCGAGAAGTACAGCACATGACCACGATTAACGTCAAAGGTCTGTCTGAGTTGCAAAAATTCTTGGATCAATTACCGGCAAAAATGGAAGCGAATGTGATTCGTGGCGCTTTGCGTGCCGGGGCAAAAACAATGCTTGCAGCCGCCAAAACAGCGGCACCGATTGGCGAACCATCGGACACCAACAAGCGGAAATACAAGCTTTATTCAGGCGCGTTGCGCGACAGCATCCGAATATCCGGTCGTATCGATAAACGCGACGGCAAAATTATTGCGCGGGTTGTTGCTGGCGGGAAATCAAAAAAAAACGGCGCTGATGTGTTTTATGCGCATCTCATTGAGTACGGAACCGAGCCGCATGCTCTAAAAAAGGGCGCGAAACGAAAATCAGGAAAATACCAGGACGGCAGTTTGCATCCAGGAATAGCACCGCAGCCATTTATGCGGCCCGCATTTGATGGGCAATCTAGCGCCGCCATCATGGCCGCCGGTGAATATATCAAAAAACGCTTAGCAACCAAACACGGCATGGACACTGCGGACGTGAATATTGAGGCCGAAGAATGAGTGGCGTGGCTATTGTTCGTTATTTGTTGATAGATAACGCCGATCTTGCCGCCGTCGTTTCCGCCGACAAAATCAAGGCGGGCGTGATTCCGATCAATACGGCGCTACCGGCGATTTCAATTCGGCAGATCAGCGGAATTGAACATGAATTGATTAAGCGCGGCACAAACCAGCTTGTAACCGAGCGCATACAGGTAACGGCAATGGCTGGCACATACCCGCAGCAGAAATCTATATTGAATTTAATAAGAGCGGCACTGCCAGCAACGCGCGGCACTGTCAACGGGTTTTCAGTAGACAGCATAACTCCCGACATGGACGGGCCTGACTTTCAGTACGATGACCCAGTGATATTTGAACAATCAATTGATTATATGGTGAGATTTATTAGATAAAGCAGTAAAGCAGAGCACCCAACAGCCCAGGCATCGTCGTGAGACGCCCTTGGGCTTTTTTTTGACCTAAACGCCGTGATGGCGCAGGAGAAAGCAAGATGGCCGCACATACAGCAGCAGCAAGTTTTACCGACACAACGTATGCAATCAGCGCAGGACTGCCAGCAACTTATGATGCATCAGGTTACGGCGCAACGACAATAACTTACACAACGATTGGCAAAGTTGAATCTTTCCCTGAATTCGGTTCTGAGCGCCAGATAAATGAATTCGAACCAATCAACGGCGCGGTCGAGTATCTGAAAGGCACAGCTCGTTACGGGTCTGGCGACATGGTTATGGCCGACATTCCAGCCGATGCCGGGCAGGTGATTTTGAAAGCGGCGGACGCATCCGCAAATCACTACTCGATGAAAATCACTTATCCAGACGGTGAGATTCATTATCTGGATGTGCTGGTTTCCAAGTGGAAGCTCACGCAAGCCGGATCTGGGCAGGTAATGAAGCGCACCGCTGGCATTAACGTATGCAAAGCGCCAGTCGTAGTCGCCGCAGTATAAGGGCGCGCATAAATGGACATTAAAAAATATGCCGTTTCTGCTACCTCGAAATTACACCTGCGCGACGCTAACGATGAATTGATGCTGACGGAAGATGGTAATCCGGTAAGCGTCAATTTATACGGCCCAGGCTCAAAGCAATTTGCACGTGCCCAAGCCGCGCAGAATAACCGAATGCTGGATAAATTAAAGCGTAAAGGAAAGAGCGACCAAACGGCGGAGCAGCGTGCCGCCGAAGCCGCTGAATTCTTGTCTGACTGCACCGAATCATTCGAGAATCTGGAATACGACGAATTGACCGGTAATGCGCTTGCTATTGCTGTTTATTCGGACATAACGATTGGTTTTATTGCTGACCAGGTAGCGAAATATATCAACGACTGGTCAAATTTTACCAAGCCCTCAGCGAAGAATTAGAAATTTTCATTCGTCACATGGCATGGCTAAACGCTGTGCCAGACACGAAAAAAGAGGGCGAACCATCAAGGCGCGCATTTTTTGAAGGGCAGAATTTGCCAATTGAAATGCCGCCCGTGTCAGCCGGTTACGTGCTTGATTATCTTTACGAGCTTGGCGTCAGTCTTGGCGATCAGCCGCTAACTCATGGCGAAATAGAAAGCTGGCAGAAGAATACCGGGATTGAATTGGACTCATTCGAGGCGCGGACATTGAAAAAACTATCTGAAGCTTATATGCGCGAATCAATCAGCGCCAGAGATGCCGACGCTGAAACTGCGTGGACTGATGCGCCGCGATATATGAGCCTTAAATATATTAAGTCTGTTAGGGCAAAAGAGGCTATCAGAAAGGCGGCGAATATATGATAGCCGGACAACTCGAAATTCAATTGCTTGCCAATATGGCGCGGCTGCAGACCGACATGGACAAGGCAAAGCGCACTGTCAGCGGGGCAGTCGACACGATGAACAGGGCGTTGGGCACGATTGGTATCGGTGTTTCAGTGGCCGGTCTTGCGGGCATGGTTAAGGGCGTTATTGACGCCGGGGACAAGCTCAATGATCTGCGCAAGATCAGCGGTTTGACGGTCGAGCAATTGGGCGGATTGGAAAAGCAAGCCAAGCTTAACGGATCGTCGTTAGATCAAGTCGCGCGCGCTGTTGGTGTGATGTCGAAGAATATGTACGCTGGGTCGGACGCATTTAAGGCGCTGGGAATACAAACACTGGCTGCGGATGGTGGTCTACGCGATGTGAATGCTGTGCTTTTGGACGTTGCGGATCGATTCTCCCGAATGAAAGACGGAGCGGAAAAGTCGGCGCTTGCTAATCAGATTTTCGGAAAATCAGGCCGTGATTTGATTCCGATGTTGAGCGAAGGCCGCGCCGCAATGGAGGCCGCCACGGCGTCTTACGCTAAGAATTCCGGCATGACGCAAAAATTGGCGGAAGATTCCGACAGATTCAACGACATTCTAACGATGTTAGGTGGCAGGGTAACAGCCGTTAAGAATTCATTTGTCGGTGAATTGCTGCCGAC